ACTAAATTTCCACCGTCATCAAATGTTTGATTTAATGCGGAAGAACCACTATTCATTAGTTCACTTAATATAAACTCGTTATCTAATGCCATATTATTTTTCTATTGTAAATGTTAAATCTTTATCGGAAAAATATTCAATAACACCATTTCGTTCTACTTTTATTTCAATGTAGTATTCTCTATTAGTTTCCCAATTAGCAAGATTTAATTTGAAGAAATTACCATTACCATCACAACTTACTTTTGTGTAATCGCTGAATGGAATAATAACCTCCTCCGTAATAACATCCTTTATTTGATAGTAAGTAGTTACAGGTAAATAAGTTACGTCATTATATGCAAATTGATTACCATAGTGTTTAAGTGGATATTTCTCTCTACCGAACACTTTAATTTCAGGTGAACTACCAACCTTATATTTAGTTTTTAGTCTCTTAAATGTGACATATATATCATCAGCGGTTAATTCTGGTAATGAACCAGTAGTAAAAGTGGAATCATCCCACCCAATTCTAACTTTTGGTTGATATATTGTGTTTGTTTCCTTTGAGAAGAATTTTAATTGCCCATAATCATTTGTATCATTTTCTAATACAGAATCATGTTTTAATATCAATCCATCGTTTGGAATATCACCACTTATCCACAAATTCATCATATCGATAATATCCATTTCAACATCACAACTCTGATATTCATATGTTTGAGTTGCAACAGAACTCGTATACCAAGTTCCACCCTTTCCGTTATATGAACCAGTAGATTCCGGCGATAATGAATCTGAACGCAACCAAGCAGTTGATGTGGATAATGAATTCCATGTCACGCCATCCGTAGTTATTTCATCAAATCTAGTACCAATTCCCATTTCCCAACTTTGAGAAACCGGATACGCATATAATGTATATGATAATGGAATTTCGTTTGCGTCACACTCTCTTAAAATTAATTCAGCAGAACTCATTGTAATTTCACCCGAATATAATGATGCGGATAATTGAGTTGTATCAAATTTAATCAAAGAATGTGATATATCTTTTAAGTTTCCATAATAAGTTTTAGAAACTTCTAATATCTCATCCAACCCAGTATTTTGGTTAGGTTGTTGTAAATAAATCGATGCATCTTTTGATGCTGTTAAAAAATATATCATTATACTACTCTCCCTTTAATATCTTTATTTGGATATTTAACTTCAAAAACCGATGGGTCAACCGATGGATATACCATTTTACCCTTTGTTGCTGATGATATATTATATGAATTCTTTGAATAATTACCCAAACATTTATTTACAATATCACATTTTGGAACTGATTGAACTCCTTCAATACCTGCAATTAATAATTCAATTTCAGAAATATTGATTGGCATATTAAATGTCCAATTATCTATATTAAAATAATTTTGAAGTTCGGTAATACATTTCGTTAAAACTTCTCGTTTGTTATATCCGCCATAAACTCTGATTTCAAAATCTACTCCGATGTTGATTACAAATCCATCTAATAAATTTACACCATCAGTTAATAAACGATATTCACTTAAATAAGTTTTTAAGTTTTGTTTAACTGCCTTATTAAGTGGTATAACATTTTTATTTGAATCATACCCTAATACATACAAATTAATTGCAAACGGATTATTCTTTTCATTCAAATTGTTTTTCTTACCAATTAAGAATTTATTTATACTATCCTTAATTTCCATTTCAGATTTACCTTGCATTGATTGAACCAATTGTGTAAATTCAGAAAGTGTATCTGGATTAGAAAGGATTGATGATGGTGAATTATTATCCAACTCTCCATCCGGTGCACAATATGCTTTTGCAATACCACCATACTTTGCAGGTAGCGATAAAGCTCTTACTTGATAATCTTTACGAGTCACTGCACGATTTTGAGAACCAAAGTTTGCCAATGCATTTTCTCTAATTTCTTCAATCGTCTCTTCACCTCTACCACCTGTTGCCGGAATTTCATTTGATACCGCAACCGATGATTTTGCTTGTTTGTATAATCTTAAATCATTTGTATTAAACGCGGTTATATCATCATCAAATTCTACTCTATCGATTGTAGTTAAATCTCCCGCAGGAACGTTTGAATTTATACCACCCCCAACTAAATATGAAAATGTAATAGTAGTGTTCGATGGTGCCTGACCGTATGTTGTTGTTTTTAGGAAATTTGCAGGGTCAAATGATGCACCCAATTTATCAATTGATGATTTTAAACCCAATCCAACATTTTTAAAATTTGGTATAAGAGTTTCATCCGATGATGCGGAATTACCTCCACCAAAAACAATTGTTGTAGTATTATCTGAATTTATTTTCGTAACGAATCTACGTGATGTTTTGGTTAATTTTAAAACACTTGATACTGAATCTTTAAATTCAACTAAATCCTTATCAGTTTGTTCCGATATTGGGTAATCTACAAAAACCATTTCTTGTGCAAGATAAGGAACTTCATACCACTTATTACCATTTGAATCTTTAACATCGTAAATTTGAATAACATCTGTATCTGCAATATCAATTTTTGAAAATTGCTGAGATGCACCAAAATCAACTGATTGAGTTCTTAAAGTAGCAGAAATAGCATTTACTTGTTTCTTTACTAAGTATAGTGAAGGTTCGCCTGTATTTTCATCCTTTGTGTATATGGTGATTTCACGAGTAGTATCATCATTAAAATCAACCATTTCAGTTGTTCTAAATTTAATATCATCTCTACCAGAAACAATCATACCTTCTTTTATTCTTAAATAATAATCATTATCTGGTCTGTTTGTATCACCACTTCCAATTGCAGGAACTAATTGATACACCGATAATGTTGTTATTGCAGGTGATGTTATTTTTGGTTTGTATCCTAAATATTGTGCAAGAGCAAGAACGTTTTCTTTATCTTCTGCATATAACATTAAGGATTCTTTTAATGTATCATCTGTATAGTATGAAAGAACGTCACCAACATATGATGCCATTTCTATAAACATCATACCAGGAGATGATTCGTTAAAATCTGAATATGTTTTTGGAAAATATGTTTTGGCATATTCAATTAAGTTTTCTCTAAATTTAGAAAAATCTTTATTAAGATACTTTATATCTCTTCCTTGATTTGATTTCTTTGTAATTGAATTCAGTGCCATTGTATTATCCTTGTACCGTAAATGTTATTTGTTGTGTTTCTATTTGATTACCGACCGTAAATTGTATTGTCATATGTGCAGTGTTTCTGTCTTTCATCGCATCTGTCATTTCAATATCAATTTCTTCTATATTAATATATGGTAGCCAATAGTTTACATTGCTAGTTATTGTTTCTTGTAATTTGGTTTCAAATGATGAATCCATTGGTTCGAATAAAAGTGAGTGCAATCCCGTTCCAAAGTTTGGTTGCATGATTCTTTCACCTTTTTTTGTCATCAATAAATTTCTTAAATTAGATTTTGCTTGTTCAAACGAAGAAAACGCTTGTGAAAAGTAACCAGTATTACCTTTCTGAACTGGCAAAGTAATTCCGTATGCGAAATCATTAAATTCTTTCGTATCCTTTACTACTTTTTTATCTAATACATAAGCCATAATTATTTACCTCCACATTTGCATTTATCACAACCTTTACCTGATTTCCATCTTTGTATTTTATTAGGTATAGAATATCCACTCCATACACAAGTTATAATTAATACAAATATGACTTCACCCGGTATATACATTATCTTTTAAATTTCTTAACTAATTCTGAATTATCTCTATTAAGAATTCTATCTAAACCTGCAAGACCAGTTGTGACACCCAATCCTCCACTTTTAGCAGAACCACCCATATCACCATAACCCATTTTAGCTGCCATTTGTGCTCTCATTGCTTCCATTCCACCTGCTCCTAATGAAGAACCCATATTTAATGTTCCTTCAATATCCGGTTCAGCATCCATATAATTTGGGATGTGAGAATTTACATATGATTCTTGTATAGGTTCTGCACTTTGGAATTTATCCAAAACCGATGCACCAACCGAAGGACCGGATGCTCGTTGT